TCTAACACATTCGTAGGAAAACAAGCTGGATATGGTGGAACAACTTCTGCTCCGTTTAGTTCAGGTGAAAGTAATGTGGCTGTTGGATTTGAAGCTCTTAAAGTTTTCACGACAGGAACGAAGAACGCCATATTAGGATGGAGAGCAGGATATTCGAAAACCACAGGATTTGCCAACGTATATCTTGGATATCAAGCTGGATTTCGTAATACAACCGGTAGGGGTAATGTAGCTGTTGGTTCTAACGCACAACAAGGTGTTAGTGGTCAGACTGATGGTGATTACAACGTAAGTCTTGGAGAAAACTCTTTATTTGGTCTTACAACAGGTAATCATAACTTTGCAGCGGGTGCTGGTGCAGGTCTTTCCCTAACATCAGGTGAAAATAATATTATAATAGGAAATGCTGCAGGAGATGCTTTAACTACAACTTCTAATACAGTATTGATTGGTAGAAATGCTGGTGGAGCAATAAACTCAGCAGACGCAAACGGAACTGTCATAGTAGGTAACTATGCAGGAGCGGCACTTACTGATGGTCAGTATAATACTGCTATCGGTACTTCAGCTTTAGCATCAGAGGACACAGGAAATTTTAATACCGCAGTAGGGTATGAAGCTCTAAATAATCAAAACAGAGACGGAACTGTAAATAATACGGCAGTTGGGTATAAAGCTGGGTATGCGGTAACAGATGGACACGATTCTACTTTTATAGGTAGTAATGCAGGAGCTGCTGTAACAAGTGGTTTTTCTAATACATTAATTGGTTCAAATGTAGCTGATTCATTAACTACTGGAGA